GGATAGTATCCCGAATACCCGTGGAGGTCCCCAGGCCCGAACTCACGGAACACGCCGACCGCATTGTCGCTCGAAACCTTGCCCGTTTCTGGATCGACGAACACCGCGCCATTCTTCGGAGCTGATGGGGTTCCAGCAAGTACGCTGGTGAAATCCTTATGCACTTCAATCGGCTCTTGATTTGTCGCCGTGCCGAGCTCGTAGGTGGGGTCCGGAAGGCTGCCGATGAAACCCTCGTAAAGGTAGGAAATCGCGTAGAATGTGCCGCTGGGGTTGAGGCGGTAGGTTCCCCTCTCAATCGCCATCGCGGTAAATCGCGGGTGGGTCGTCCCCGGCACCTTGAACAGTGATGCGAACTTTTCGACGGGAACCTTCTCAACCCGGGTAATTGAATGCACTCCATACCGATCAACGACCCCGGACTCGCTCGCCTGCAAAATTGCATTTGAGTTGTCACCAGTTACTTTCGACGGCATAATTCTTGCGTGAAATGTCAAGCCCCCCGCAAGTCATGAGCAGAGCAGCCGGATGGGAGAATGATGAGCGGGTTCCTGTTGCTGATCCTGATTGCTACGATGCTCCGCCCCGCCCCGAGCGATCAGCCCTTGTGATGACGCGGCGCCTGGTCGGAATCATGCTGGCGGATACATCACCCGCTCTTGGCGTTGAGTGCTTGGCGCTTGTAACGTGTATCGGATACGAGGGAGATTCAATGGCCGAGATCGCCCGCCGGCACGGCGTCACCCGGGCCGCAGTTTCAAAACGATGTGTGGACCTTTGCGAAGCCCTCGGAATCCCTCCCACTCGCGCCATGCGGCCAGAGCGGAATCGGAGGCGCTGCAAAGAAGCGCGGCTCAAGCACCTTGCGGAAGCATGAGGGAATCCCATCTTCTCGCGCTGGTCGTAGTTGACGCGCTCAGCGAGAACATGACTCTCGCCACCGCTCAGCCCCTCCCACCATCCGTCGCGACCACGCCCACTGGCCTTGACCTCCCTGAGGACCTCTCTTTCGATGCATGGCAGGGAATCGGTCAGAACTTCGGCGTTGCCCTCCAGGCTGCCGCGTGGTGCATCGGGGATTGGCTGGTCTACGGCGAGCGGAAGTGGGGAAAGCAGCTTCTCATGGATGGTGAGGAGTTCGACGCAGCAGCCGGCCGCGTCCCAGCCGCGGCCTATGACGCCGCGATCAACTCGACCAGCCTTGATCGCAGCACCCTGAAATCCTACGCCTCGGTCTGCAGGTCGATCCCGAAGGTCGAACGTTGCGAAGCGCTCACTTTCACGCATCACGCCGCGCTGGCGCCGCTTCAGCGGGAGCAGCGGGACAAGTGGCTAAAGGTTGTTGCGCAACAACCTTCCCCGCCATCGGTGAAGCGGCTCCGCATGTCGATGAGGATTGCGGGCGCCACCCCCCGCATCGTCACCGATGAGGAAATTACCAAGCGCGGCGAGCACTCAGGACACGACAATTACATTCCGCACCTGACCAAGCTCCTGACCGCTTTGCGGAAGACCGTCCCGAACATGAATGAGGAGCAGCGCGAGGCGCTCAAGGAAGATACTGAGCAACTTGTAGAATTCCTGAAGGCCGTGTAGTATGCGCGATTTCTGGCTCTTCCTGCTGGCTCTGCTCGTTGGGCTGTCTTGGGTGGCAATGGCGGCAGTTATCGGGCTTGAGCGCAAGTATCGGGATTCACCGACCCCTTGGCCGAATCGAGTATTCGCCGATTAATCCGCCAGGGTGGATCCCCACCTTGGAAACTTTGAGGTTGAGATCGTTGAACACCACATCGGTCCCGAGCGCGGGAAGCGCCTTCAAATCCGACAGGAGCGCCTTCACCTGGAACTCGACCTCAGGCGTGAACCCACCGCCACCCCCTGAGAGTTCCCTGGACAGCGCGGATTCCTCAACGACCGCGGTGATCGTCTCTGAACCAATCTTGATGGAAACGCCAAAGGCGTCCCGGTGCTCCCGGAACGCCTCGGCAAGTTCGTTGGCAAGCTCGGGGCTCACTTCTTCTTGTCGGGTTTCGCGGCCGGCTTCGGGTCGCGGTTTTCGACGGCGGGGTCATCAGCTTTCATGGTCTTGCCCTTGGGGGTGATGTCCTTGGCTTTGCCTGCCGTGATGAGGTCGATTGCCACGCCGGGATCGACGGTAATTTTGTCGCCGGGATCGTGGTGCTTTCCTGCGATAGCGCAGGCATTGGTGATTTGAATCTTTCGCACTGGTTTGATGGGTTGGCCGGTGAGCGTTTTCACGTTGTGATGCTGCGCGGCTGATTTCATTGTGACGGTTGGAAAAGCGGGGCTCCCTCGGTCGAAAGCCCCGCTTGATTAACTGGTTCAGGCGGTGAGCGCGTCCTGCATCGCGGAGAAGGACTGAGCCCTGCGGACCGCGTTGTCGTGGTAGGTGTTCACGGTGAGGCGAACGAGACCCTCGGTATCCTTGGCATACGGGTTGGCCAGGATGGAAAGGCCGCCCCACTGCGCGAGGATCAGGTCGGAGAAGTTTCCGAACACGATTGCCGAGCAAGTGCCGGAGGACGTGCCTTTGGTCAGGTTGCTGGGAACCTGCGTGGTGACACCTGTGCGGTAGCCGTTGAGCGGCGTCCCACCGTCGCCCCAGACGAACTGAGCCTCGGTGCCTGCCTTGCTCGTAGTCTTGAGCTTGCCGCGAACCTTGGGGTTCGTGAGGTAGCCAAGCGATCCGATGTCGGCATTATCGACCGCAACCTCGGTCTCGAGGCCAACGACGTTCGCCCAGGTCGGGGCCGCGCCGTTGGTGCCGCCCGCAATCGAACCGATGCCGGTAGTTCCGAGGATGCCTTGCGGCTGATTGCTCGCTCCGCTGCCCGAAATCGCCCGCTGTTCGAAGAGCAGAGCAATGTTGGTCAGCAGGTCATTGCGAAGCATGGCCTCCACGCTCGGCGAGCTCTGAATCATGAGCTGCTGCGACACCTCGACGTAAGTCGTGGCGCGATGCGGCGTCAGGGAAACAGCGCCGGTCGTCGGGCTCGACTCGCTCGCGGCCGCGTTCTCCGCAGCGTTGCCGGGAGTCGTGCCGGTGAGCAGCTTCGGCAGGTCGAGGTTGCCGACCAATCCGGTGAGAACTTGGGCACCGAGATCGCGCAGCACCAACCGAGCGTAAAGCAGGTCGATGAACGAACCGAGGTTCGTCGCGATCATGGTTCCGCCCTGGTCGCCGTCCGTGCCACCCGTCGCGGTCATGTCGCGCCGGCCGTGGTTGAGGACCACCGAGGGAATGTGGAAGTTGCCCTCAAGGTTCACTCCGGAGCGCTGAGCCTCGCGAATAGCTTCCTGGTGCATCTCGCCTTCGAGTCCTTCGAGCTGACGTCCCTGCATGATGGCACCAAGACCGCGAACGATCGAGAAGCCGGACAGGTCGCGCTGTTCACGGGGGCTCAGCCCGTCGCCGTTGCCGGACGGGCCGGTTGCTGCTTGGCGAGCGATGATCGCCTCAAGCGCGGTGGACCGGAACTGGTCAGCGGTGACGCCGTCGGCGATGGCGCGGGAAGCGTCGACCGTCGCGCCGTTGCTGCGGCACTGGTCGGCGATTGCCGTGATGTCGGCGACGCGCCGGCGCTCGGCGGTCTGCGCGTTGTCGATAGCGTTCCGGATTACTTCCGGAGCGGGAGGCGCTTCGCGGGTGACCTGCGCGGCGGGTGCCGGGGGCGGGGCGGGCTGATCTTCAGCCGAGCGCTGCCCATTGGCAGGCGCTTGCTGACCGTTGGCGGCCGGCTCGGTCGGGAGCAGGGCGCGGAGTTCGTCGTCGGTGGCGCTCTCTTCGAACGCAATACCGCGAGCCCGGAGTTGGGCAATGATTTGTTCTCGGTTCATTTCTGAATTGTTGTTTGGGGTATTGGTCCGTGGGGAGGTTTGGGAATCACTCCGGCCGACCCCTACGGAATCGTCAGCGGGAATGCTCACCAGGCTGATTTCGAACGGCTCCCAATCGACAACCCGCACGACTTCCACGCCGCCGGGTCGGTTCTCGGTCTCCGTTGCATGCACGCGATAGCCCACCGAAACCAATCGGCGGATTCCATCGACAACGTCCTGGAAAATTTCATTGGCTCGAGCGCTCTTGCTGAACCGCACCACAGCCCGCCCGCGTTTGTCGCTGTCGATCCGGACCGACTCAACGACGCCGATCTGGTCGCAGCGGTCGTGATCCATCAGGAGGGCGCCCCCGTTTCTGATCCGCTCAAGGCGCACGTTGCCCGGATCATGCGCGAGGATCTCGATTCCGAACCAGCGTTCGACCTCGGCCTCGGAGCTGAAGGAAAGCTCAACGGTTCGCGCTTCCTCATCGATCGAACGCTGATCGATCTGGAACTCGCGATGAAGCTCGGAACCAGCGTCCGGGGCTTCGCGGGTCATGATGAAGGGAACACGTTTCACGTCGTTGGTTTTCGGGGTGTCAATCATCGTCCGCGTTCGGTTCGGGCGGGGGCGGAGCGGGGAGGTCTTCGCGAAGTGCCGGAAATTCCAGCCCCTTCTTGCCTGCGAGCTTCTCGTCAGCCTCCTGCGCATCCATCACGTCGGTGATGTCTCCGCCGCTCTCGGCGACAACCTGCTGCTGCGAAGTGAAGCCGGCCCGCACGCCGAGGATGTTCGCCTCAATATCCTTTTTGGGGTCAACCCACGGCCAGCGGCGGCCGCGAAACTCGGGCGCGTCGAACTTCCAGAGCTTCGCGGCAGGCAGAGGCATTGAGCCCCGCAGCAGCTCCAGGCTGAGCCATTCGGAGAACACCAGCTCGCAAACGTGCTCAATCAGGAACCGCTGCAGGACTTTCCAAAACTCGCGCTCTTCAAGGAGTCCCGCCCGGATGCTTGAATAATTCACGCCCTCCAAGTCGCTCGACAGAGTGTTGTAGGAGAGCCCGAGAGACGACGCCACGCCGCGCAGGCGAGCTTTGACGAAATCGGGAAATGCGCTGTTTGGGTGGCTCGGATCCCAACTCTTGAAATCGACCCCGGTCGGTAGTTGCTCGAAGGTTCCCGGGGCCGCGTCCATGCGCAAATCGCCGTCGCCATTCTCTGGGCCGCTGTATTCCTCGCCGGTCTTCGACGTGAAGAATCCCATCTTCGACGCCGCTGTGCGGGCCGCCACGAGCTCCGCTTCCGAGTAGCCGTCGAGCATCCGGAGCCCTTTCATTGAGGATACCAACCACGGCACGCCCCGAGTCTGCCCAGGACGCTCCTCGATGAACACGTGAAGCATGTCTTGGGCCTCGACACGCTGGCGCTGGTTCGAATTGTTATCAGGCATGTGGTCGCCCGGGTGAGACCCAAGAATGTGGTAGGCGACGACCTCCTCGGTGTCGGGGTCAGTCTCCACGCCGAACCGGATCCGGTTCCCGCCCTCAAGAATCACGTTATAGTCGAGATCGAGCATGTCGGCCTCGATGACCTGCAGACGCAGGCCATTGCGTGTTCGTATCTTCCGAATCAGGACCTCCCCGTCCCGCGCCATGGCCCGGAGCACAAGGCGCTGGATGTCTCGCCATGAGTGGCGACGATTCAGCGAGCAGTTGCCGACCCGCCCCCACCGCTTCCATGCCGCCTCGATGATGCCATTTGCGCCCTCGTCCAGAGATCCGCTTTGGTCCCTCACGCGCATCTGCAGCGTGATTCCGCGCTCACCGAGAACGTTGTTGTCGAGGATTCGAAGAAAGCCCCGCGTCCACTCGTTGTTGCGCTCAAGGTCCCGGGACCGGTCACGAATGAAACCGAGTCGGCCGTTGACCGCCGCGTCCGCAGACAATGGCGCGGTGATCCAGTCGGCCGTCAGCCTGCCTTGGGAGGCCGCGTCGAAGTTCCGACGACCCCGGCGCCACCCGCCGAGCTTTCTCTTGATCCAGCGAATTGCGCTCACGATCCAAATTCAACTTTGATCCGGCGTCCTGCCCTGCCGTTGGCAGCCCGCTTCTCCCGGGCGACTTGTGACCGCAGCCGGTCGCGAATGTTCGTCAGCTTCTCGATGTCCTGACGCTTGAAGGTCTGATCACCGAAGGTCACCGACTCGTTCTTGCTTCCGAGCAGAGAGGTCAGCGAGGCTTCGGCAGCCTCAAGCTGCTTCTCGGCATCGGTCCGGCCATCGTATCCCGCGTCCTCATCCGCCAGACTCGGAATCACCTCGAGAGTGCCGCTGTCGACGGTGTAGGTTTCCCCGTCCTTCTCCACCCGGCTCGTCCACGAATACCGACCAGCGGTCAGGCCACCGGTGCTCACCGCTGTCGCGGTGTTTGTGAACCCGTCGCTGTCTGCCACCCCCACAACATCAAGCGTCCCAGCCCCGCGAAACGACGTTGTCAGCGTCCATCCATCCGCCGCGGAGTAGTCCGCAAAGCTCGCTGACCACTTCCATGTATCGCCGGCGTAGAGTTGAGCGGGAATCTCGTCGAGCATCTCCCGCGGGGCGGGTGTCAATGGCTCACCAGTTGTTCACGAATCCGCCACCCCGCCGCTTCTGCTTCTTCGGAGCAGTTTTCTTCTTCTCGTCCTCTGGTTCTGGCGCTGTTCCCACCGCCTCTTTCACCTTGGCCCAGTTCACCTGCAGCATGGCAAGGCCGGCCGATGCGTAAACCCGGCAGTCAAGCGCCTCGTTTCGGGCCTTCGTCGGGTTCTCAAATTTCGCGTAGGGGACGCCGTCAGAATACCTTGTGACCTTCTTCTCGGCCGTCAACTGCTGGAACCATGTTTCGTCCCGGTCCGAGGGGAAGTGCATGTATCCGGGTCCGAGGTCGGCCGAGGTCAGGCGCGAGTAAATCGCCTCCTTGGCGGTGTCGGTGCCCACTGTGAAAAGTAGAGCCTTCTCGATGCCGCGCTTGGAAGGCCGGGACACCAGCGGCATTCCCGCTCCGCCCTTGCCCTTGACCGCGAAAACCTTCTGCATTTGCCGCTTCTTGCAGAATGCGTAGACCGCCTTGGTCTTGTGCCCGGAGTCAATGCACGCCGTCACAATGCCGAGCTCCACGCCGCTGAGCGGGTGCGTCCACTTGCGCTGCAGCACCTCGTCAACCTCGGCCTGCACCTCTGGCTTGTTGAAATCGCCGATGATCACGAAGTAGTGCACCGACCACGATTCCTCCCCCTCACCCCACGCGACCACCTCCCCCTCGATCCGGTCCCCCTGGATGTCGACGCCCGCGGTGAGTACCAACCCACCGGCCGGGAACGCTCCCCAATTCTCTCGGCGAGCCATGAGGGGCTCCCACGCCACGGCCTCCCCGTCGTCCTCCCATGTCTCGGCGAGGAACGTGTTCACCCATGTTTTGAGGCTCTGCTTGCCCTTCTTTTTGGCCTTGTTCCGGTCGGCTACCATCTGGTGAAGCCGGGATTTGTAGCCCTTCTTGTGGCGGAACAGGGACACGATCCCGGTGAGGTGGTAGCCGCGCACGGACCGCTCGGGGTGCTCGGGTATCCATTCGCCGCGCCGTACCATCTGCCGCCGCTCCTCGTCGGTCAGATGCTCTTTGCATTGCTCGCACTCATACCAAGCGTCGGAACCGTCCTCGGCCTCCCACTTCACCTGCAACCACTTGAGAAACTGCTTGTGACCGCACCGGGGGCAAGGGCAATACCAGCGGCGCTTGTCGCTCAGATCCCACTCGGCCTCGATGCGGGACAGGCCTTTGATGGTCGGCGTCGAGGTCCGGAAAATGACCGGATTCCAGAATGATTCCGTCCGCCGTTCCGCCAGGTCGCACGGATCGCCCTCGGTGCCGGCGCTCGCCGGGAACCGATCGACCTCGTCCAGGAGCACCACCCGCCGCGGTCGGCCCGCCAATCCGCTCGGAGCGTTGGCGCCGGCGGCCGCCAAGTTCCCGCCCGGATAGGACTTGTAGAGAATCGTGTTCCCCGAGTCCCGGCTCTTCACGTCCGTGACCTTTCCCTTGAGCGCTGGCGTATCCCGCAGCATCGGGGCGAGACGCTCCTTCGACCACGCCTCAGCGAGATCAATCGTTGGCTGGACCATCAGCATCGGCGCCGGCTCGATGTCGATGAAGTATCCGACCACGTTGTTGACCGTTTCGGTCTTCGACGTCTGGCTCGCCCACATCAGCACCGTGCCGGTCGCGTTCGGATCATTGACCGAGTCCATCGGCTCGACTGCGAACGGCGTTAGGTCGCTGGAATATTTCCCAGGGTTCGCGCAATTCTCCTCCGAGAGGTAGCGGCGTTCGTTCGCCCACTCACTGACCGTCATCCGCGGCGGCGGCTCAAACACCGCGAACCACCGGCCAGAGATCCGATGGATGGCCTCGCGAGACTCGACCTCGGTGATGCTCATGCCGACCAATCCTTGTCTTTGAGGGCGAGCAGCTCGGCGAGACACTTGTCCTTCTCCTCATCAGTCAGCGGCATGTTGAGAATTTTTTGCCGGACCGAGGCGAACACCTTCTCCCCGAACTGAATCACCGCCCCGATCTCGACCACCTCCCCGCGCTCCTTCGCGTTGGCCAGCGCAAGCTTGTCGGCCTCCTCCTTGGTTTTGCGCAGGCGCTCCGCCTCGTAGTCTCCACCGAGGGCCACGTTGACCAAGTCCCGGAGTCGGTAGAGCTTCGCGCCCTTCGACCGCCCGTCAGCCTCGCCAGTCGGCTTCACGTCGGAGGCCGCAACCCTTCGCTGGAACTCGTGTCGGTCCCCGCCAACCTCCCGGCACCACTTCGCAACTGTCCACTGCTCCATTGCCCATCAGGGCCTGTCAATCCTCAGTCGACATCCAAAAGACCAAGCGTCTGCCCCCGGAACTCGTGAGTGCAGTCTGAAAGGAACTGCGCCTCCCCGTTATTGATCCAGCAATGACACCGAAACTTCTCCGACTTCCCGCACCCTGGCTCAGCAGACACGAATCTCGAGCCAGTGGTGAGCAAGCTCGGCTTGACGGTCGGCTTCTCGGTATCTCCGTTCCATGACCAGCACCCGGTTCCTGCGCGGGTTCCCTTCAAGATCACTGGCAACTGGAAATACCCCACCGGTCCCGGAAGCTGCATCATCACATGAGTGGCTTCGCTTTGCTCGCACGGCTCGTAGGAGCTGTCTCCATCGAAGCGGAGAGGTTGGGCTTTCATTGCCCGTCGGAGCCTTGTCAATGGATCAGCATCTCCGTGGGGCGCTGGCGGGTTTTATGGCTAGTTTTTCGCTGCGTCCCCTTTTCCTCT